AGATTGCTTTAGCGGCTTCTGACAGATTGAATCTTTTTGACATGTAAAATCTCCTTGATTTTGTATTGAATATTTATAGGTTATAGTTTTTTCATGAAGTTTTCAAATATGCGAAGACTTACTGCTTCAATATCCGCACTAGAAGCCGACTTGATTTCTCTAATCGCCTGTGCGTGTTCTACTTCAGTCCAAACACCATTTACCAACATCCATTCTTTTCCTTCCATAATGCCCTGCACAAATGCTCCTGGAGCGGAAGGGTCTGCTACAATATCCGCCGCTGTGGCTAGATAAAAGTCGGGTTGAACAACATTAACGCCGTTAACATTCTTCAATGATCCCATACCTCGTGAAGAAACACCCAGCTGTGCACCACCCTCAATCAGTTGGCGGGCAATTTGACCCATTGGAGTTTCTAGAATTTTTGCTTTACCAATCCATTGTGTACCGTCTTCACGTAGACCTACAATCATGTGTGATACACGGTCAAGGTTGATAGTTGGAGAATCAGGATGACCCAATTCACCAAATGCACGGTGTTTATTGATATATTCTTCTGTATAACGATGAACTTCTTTTTTCATCGTATTGTATTCATATAGACGACCATTCTTGTTTTTCTTTTCTGCAACAAGAAACGGACCTTCTATGAACAGTTCTTTTTTACCATCTGCACCTTCTGTCAGATAATTGACTGTTTCGTTAATTTCTTTAATGAGTTTCATTATTGTACCTATTATGGAGTTACGTTGTATGGTCTGTAGTTGAATGCTGCTGGATCATTAAATTGACCACGTTGATAGTATTCATTTTGTTTACGCAACTCAATAATCAATGTATATGCACAATTTGCTACCAAACCAACTGTTTGGACGCCAATATCACCTGTTGCACCAACTGCATTATTTGGAATAGAAACCATACCTTGGTCTTCTGAATATTCTCCGCAAAGGTCCATATTCATAATAGGCACGTTATTTGCTGCGCCGTTGCCGGTCCAAAACAATTCAACGTAACCTTTTTGTTGTGACGCAATATTATAACCAATTCTAGTTACAGTCAAACCGTAATAAGATAATGGTGTGCCATTTGGAATAACATTATTGTTACTTGTCAAAGCACCATATAGTGTGTTTGCTGCAATACGAGAGACATTATATTCTTGGCCAGAACCATCAAAATTGGCAGTCAGTTTGATAACTGCCTTTTCTGTGGTGTCTCGCAAGACTTGATATGTGAAAATATTTGCCATGTTTATTCCTAGTCTTACGGTGTAATATTGTAAGGCTTGTAGTTGAATGCTGCTGGATCATTAAACTGACCACGTTGGTACATAGCATTGTTTTTACGCAAAGCAATAATTAATGTATAAGAACAGTTTGCCGCAGCACCTTGTGTATAAACACCAATGTCTCCGTTACCTACGTTAGCCGTAACAATATAACCATTTGCTAAAGATCCAGAATTATTGTTAATTGACGGTAGTTGTTCACCTAAACCAAATTCACCTGAAGAATTTAAGTGAAAAATTGATGCTGAATTTGCATACTGTGCTGCTGGTGTTGAACCTGCACCGTTCCAAAATAACTCTACAGAACCTTGAGAGTTTGCACTTGTACTTGTGAATGGCATATTAACATAGTATTTTAGACCAGTTAATTGCAAATCATAATAAGACAACGCAGTATTTGATGCACCACCTTGAGAGTTGGCCACAAGATATCCATTGGTTGCCAAGGCATTTGAAAGTGAGTTAGCTTGAATGCGTGTGTTGTTTATTTCTTGACCAGAACCATCAAAGACACCGGTTAATTTAATAACGGTGTCTGTTGTAGTATCTCTCAATACTTGATATGTAAATTTATTGGCCATGGTTTTTCTTTAAAATATTACCTATTTATGACGTTTTATTTGTGTTCGCCGTGTTTAGGTTTTTCTTCTTCCTTTTTCATGTGCCAATTTTCTTCCTCTTTTTTCATTTTTTTCTTTGGCATCATTTCTTCAGTGTTCAACAAACCTTGAGCAATTTCTTGTTTCTTTGCTTCAATGTGTGCTGTAACACGGTCATGAATGGCTGCATACAACTCTGCTCTAAAATTGACAGCATCATCTTGTGTTGCGTAATCGATTAGGTCTCTTGATGACATAGTTCCTCCGTTATGGTGTTTATTTATTGATCCACTTTAGATGGATTTTTCTCTTTACTTTGATCCAACTTGCTTTGATGTTTTGCCATATCTTTATCTAAATCGTTTTGGTGTTCTGCATCATCCATTTGAATCTGTGACAACATTTGTTGTTGTGCAACATCATTTGTGACACCAACAGGTAGACCAATGCCCGCTTCTTTTTCCTCTTCAATTTCTGATTGCATGATCTTGATTTCATCGTCATTCAAGCGTAATACATTGCGTTGAATCCATGCTTGTGAAAAATAACGACCAGTATAAGGATCAACCGATTGTAACAACTGAAGTCTTTGTGTCATCAGTTCTGCATCTTTAAGTTCACTAAAGTTGTTGTCTTTAATGAAGTTATAGTGAACATGTTCTTTAAATTCTTTCCATTCATTATCTGTACAGATGCCTTTAAGTACCAATTGGACTCTTAATGCTTGATGGAACAAATCAGAAAACTTTGTTCTCATACGAGAAACAAACTTGGCAAACTTCAATTCATCACGAGTAATCTCACCAACACGGCCTAAAGAGAACCCGGATTGGTTAGGATCAAGCCTAGACACAGGAACGTTTAATGATTTATATAGTTTCTTCTCAAAGTACTTAACGTCTTCCAACTCACCTAGGTTCTGTCCACCTGGTAGTGTAGTAATCTCTGTACCTTTGCCGCCTTCTCTACGTGGTAACCAGAAGTCTTCCATCATAGACAAGAACTTACGATCATCACGAACTTCACCAGTGTTCGCATCATAGACAAGTTTGTTCTTGTACTTGACCATAATGTCACGTAGGTATTGTTCTGCCTTTAGTTTTGGCAAGTTACCAACGTCAATATAGAAAATTCTACGTTCTGGAGCACGAGAGATACGATATATAACTGTCGCATCTTCAATCATACGCAACTGGTTCAATGGCTTAATTGCTTTGTGGAGGTAAGATAATACCACCGCACGGCGAGAATCCATAAGTCCAGAGACAACAGAAATAACTGAATCTGTAGTAATACGAGTGCCAACTGGACCATAATTTGTGGAAGATCCTGTGGTAACTTTGTCATTATAAATGTAATACTCATTAACGACATTCATTACCTCTACGCCTGTTCGTTCATCTTTTTGTTTCTTGATTTCACGAATCTTACGCATCTTACGTGGGTCAACGTAACGCAGTTCTTTGATACCCTGTGTTGGGTTTTCTTTGTCTACAATAATGTGGTAATATAATTTTCCGTCAATGTAATATCTACGGAAGATATCTTGTGCCATGTTTGTATAGTTCAACATACGCAAGATTGTATGAAATTCTGCCTTGATTGCCTTTTTAATCTTGTCTGGCACATTTAAGTCATCAAGAATAATTTCTATGTTTTTACCATCATCGTCTTGGCAGATTGCTTCGTTAACAATATCGTCAATGGCCGATTCAATTTCTGGTTGCATGGCCATTTCACGGTAACGAGATATAAGTTCTACTTCATTCTTTGCTGTGCCGTCTAGGTCAACATATGTTCCGTAATAAGCAGCGGAAGTAATCGTTAACGCACCGTCATCCGAGGCTGGCGGAGAAAACGATTGTTGTGTGGTCTGGGTTTCTTCTTCCTCTTTGCGAGAAATTGTAAAGCCAAATAGACTAAACTTTTGTGCCATGTTTTTCCTGGTTACATTTCAAATAAATCATAAAAGAGAGGACTTAGGTCCTCTCTTATGTATACAACAAAAATTAACTTGTTGTGTTGCTTGTCCAGTATTGGTATGCAAATGTTACTGTGAATTCTTCAATAGTATCATTTGTGCCCCAATCCAAATCAATTGGAGATAAGTCAACTGGGAAAATGCCAACGAATCCATAAGACTTAATAATTCCGTTGGTGCCTGCTGTTGCAGTTTTGCTGTACTGGTTAACAGTTGCATTAATAGCATATGGTTGACCACCAGAACCACCACCAGTAACGTTAGCAGCCAATCTTAAGTTGCCTGCGTTGCTATTGATTGTGTTCATCCATGATTCGATTGAGTTACGAACGCTGAAGTTTTCATCGTTAATAACTGTTACTGTCCAGTCTGCAAATGTTCTGTTGCCAGCAAACTTTGTTTCACGACCAAAGTAGTACAATGGAACCGTACCAATTGTTGAACCAGGCAACTGAGCAGCTTTACACAAGAAAGAGAAAGGTTGGCCAGATTGACCAACGCCTCCTGGTAAACCAGTCATTTGAACCTGGAACAAATTTGGACGTGCGCCGTCATTTTGCAACGCACTTGTAAATTCGCTAATTTGAAAAGCCATTTTATTCTCCTATTTGTTCCTATTTATTAAGCGCCAGTGGTAGTTACTGTAGAGAAGCTAACACCAGTACCAACTGCAACAAAGTTCAACTGGATAAAGTTGATAGAACGAGCAGGTTGAATGTAAATGTCACCAACAAATTGGTTAACGTTAACAACAGAAGGTGTGTTGTTAGTTGAATCGCAAACAACTTGGAATGATGTGATACCTCTTTGTGCTTGAACTGAAGTCAAGAATGGAGTTACAAGAGCAATAAATTGTGCTTGTGTGAATGCATCATTGAATTCAAACAAAGAGTATTTTGCTGCTGTTGCAATTGCCTGTTCAAGAGTGATAAACAATCTACGAACGTTGATACGGTCAAACGCAGATGGTTGTGTTTGCATTGTTTTGTCGCCAAACAATACTGTACCGTTTCCTGGTTGAGAGATAACTGGGTTAACCGCAGCCTGATACAATGCGTCACGCGCGGCTTGGATTGGATTCCATGCCAACTTGATAACGTTCTTGATAACACCACGATTCAAACCAGCTGGAGACCACCATGGATTGTTTTGTGTGTCTGTGTATACACATAGACCAGCAACGTCACCATTCAATGGAACCCAACGATATGTGTTGTTGTATTTGTCAAACATGTATTTCCAACCAGAGTCTGCAAATCCATAAGAACCTGCTGGACCACCAGTTAAAGAAGACAATCCATTCATCCAAGATAGAACGCTAGTTTGTTCACTACCAGAGTTGTTAACAACTGCGTTTTGTGGTGGAGAAACAAACGCAACACAGTCTTTACGTGTGGATGCAATATTAATAGCGTTTGTTTGAACGGCTGTACTTGTAAAAGGTCCAGTCATCAACAAAGAAATTGCTACTTGTGTTGGATCAGTAAAATAACTTTGTGCGGTAATAACGTCTGCATCTTGAATTGCTTGGTCTGTACCACCAGTTAGTGCAACTGTTTGTACACTAGACAAAGTTTGGAAAGAAACGTTTGCGGTTGGTTGACCCCAAGCTTTTGATCCCGAAGAAGTGAATGCATAAGAAACAGGATCAACAGCGTAGATAAACTTAGAGTTGTTGAAAATTGCTTGCTTATAGTAGTTAGATTGTCCGTTTGCATCAACGCCGTCTGTTGCCTTAGACAAATATGGGAATGTTTCTAGAACAGTTCCTTTTGTGCCTGAGAACAGTCCGCCAGCATCAATAACTGCAACGTGAATTTGGTCATTTGCTGCACCGGCTGTGTTCGCACGATATGAAGTTCCTGGTAGACCAGAGAAATAACCACCAATTGCAATTGTAGTTGTTGTACCAGATGCATTCGGAATTGTATAAGTCCAACCACTATTCATTGATGCTGTGTTGGCAAAACCAGAACCTGCGTCAATAACAGAAACAACCAAAGAACTACCCAAAGCACCTGGATAACGTGCAATGAAAGGACCATAAGTGTTTGCAGCACCGTTTGGTAAGTATGTGTATTGGAATTTATCCTCGTTTTGTACTTGCAAACCTGTGGTACCAGATGTTGCGTTATATGTTGCACTATTTGCAGCACGTACAATTTGCAAGTTATTTCCGTATGCCAAGAATGACGCTGCGGTAAAGAACGAAGAATATGTGTTACTGTCTGGTGCACCCAAGGTGTTGACCATAATTTTTTCAGTAGCTATTGGTGTAAGTTTGTTAACTGGACCCCAAGTAAAGTTACCTGCATATGCACCGGCTGTAGTAAGAACTGAAGGTACAACTGTTGTCAAGTTGGTTTCTGTTACAAGTACGCCTGGAGATAATTGAGCGATTTGAGCCATTATTTTTTTCTCCTTAATTATTCTGTTTTTGGTAGTTTATACCATTTGAATATTTATGAAACACTATTTTTAGAGATTCCTCATCATATCTCGTATGAAAGCACCATAGGTATCTCCACCTACCGATGAATCCCATAAATCTCCGTCCATCAATTCAAGTCCATGATTTAAACCATCTTCAATGATTGGTTCTGGTAAAGTTTCATCATCAATCTGGTTCATATGTTCCACTTGGAACTGTTTACGAATGTCGTGACTGACGATTTCTTTGAAGTATTTTTGTGTTGTGGCCCATGCGAATGTTACCAAACACATCACCAAATCATCATTTGATCCTTCTTCAGCAGCAAATGAGTTTTTGTCCTGTACAAATGTGGTCAATTCTGAAATGACATCAAAGTCATTAATAACCATCTTGTCACCCTCAACCAACATCTTCAAGTTAGCACAACCTATACGTTTCACTTGAGGTGACATTTTTAAACCTAACTGCACACCTCTTGCGAAGCCGGCAGACAGTTGTTGTGGTTTCTTGTTACCAGTAAATACTTTCCATAGATTTTCATACTCTAGTTCATTATGTAGAATATCTGCAACTTGTGGTGTGTTGTTAATTTCAACCAACACATATGCATCGTTGAACAACCTTGCAGTATTGTAGATTACAGTTGGAAACAATACTGGATGGATTGACGAACTATGATATGTTGCCACCATTTTATATGGCATTGCTGAGATATCCATGACAACAAACGCAGACGAGTCCATGTTTTTGCCTTCCGAAACGTCAACACAGATGGCATATAGGTGGTCTGTTTTGTGTGTTTCACCATCTTCTTTGATAGGCATTTCATACACATTGACCTTATCGTGTTTTGCGATAGGATCCATATAGGCCATTTGTGCAAGTTTTTGGCCAGAGATAAGTGTGTTTGTAGAACCTAAGAATTCACACTCAAACTCTTGTCTGAATTGTTCTTCTGAGGTGTTGCGAATTGTTTCTTCTTTCCATGCTTCATCACGACCCGGTACCATGGACCAATGAATTTCAAAAGGACGATAATCACTTTTCTTACCAATTGCATCCATCCACATCTTGTAGAACAGATTCATACCGTTTGGTGTAGACACAATAATAATCTTGGTCGTTTTACCTGATGAAATTACAGGGTAAACAGAGTTGAAGAATTCATGGGCAATGTTTGGTGGAACGAAAGCAAACTCGTCCAAGAATACACAGTTAAAAGAACCACCTCGGATTGCAGCAGAAGATGTTGAGTCGGCACGAATCTTAGAACCATTTTCTAGTTCTACGTTACCTTTGTTCCAGATTACAACACCTTGTTGCAACCACATTGGTAAGTTTTCATATGCCAACTGGTACTTGGCAAGAATATCTCGTGCGAGAGAACCTTTGTTGGCCAGGACGGCCACGTTTTGTGTGTCGTTGAACAGTGTCAACCAAAGAAGGTACGCCACGGAGGTGGTGGTTTTACCAACCTGGCGAGGACACTTCGTGATAGCAAAACGATTCTTGTGGAACAGACGAATCATGTCCTTCTGGAAGTCCCACATTTCAAATGGCATCAAACCACGGTCAACGTTGACAATCTTAATGTAGTGTTCTGCAAAATAAACCGGATCTTTTGCACATCTCAAATACTCCTCAACCTGTTCTTGAGTGTATTTTATCTGTATGCCAACTTTCTTTAGTAAAATATTATCGCGGTAAGAATTTTTATCTTCTGCCATTTTTAATCCAATTCATAAAATTACACAAAGACATTTCTTTCC